TACAACGCTGTGACAAACGTAATATCAGGGTTTACAAACGTTCCTGTTGACAGAGTACTAAACAAGGTTAACAATATGGTGGAAGTTTTAGATAGTCAAAACGAAAGCTGGCAAAGAGTTGGTTTAACTTTAGGTTGGAATACTTGGGATTTAAATATAGAAAAAACTGAAGTTGAAGAAGCTAAAGAAGCTGTTGCAAAAATAAAGGCCGATGCAAAAAAGGCTAAGCAACAACAGTGTACCAAAATAAAGTCTGACAACGAACGATGCAAGATGATGGTTGACAAGCCAAAAAAGAGATGTCACTATCACGATTAACGTGTAATAATTATTACTATGAAGTATATATTTTTACTACTATTGTTTTGCAACGTTGCAGAAGCTCAGATCAAAAAAGCATTTAAATTTTCTACGTTTTACGTAGCTACTAATGGTGGTACATCTTTGTCTGACAGAGATGTATACTCTGTAGATAATAGTACTTTAGTGTACGACACTGTATTCACTCCTTTTGACTACTCATTAACAATGGGTATAAGAAAGATAAAGAGATTTCCATACGAAGCTAGAACTCAATTCAAAGACGGTTTAGAAACTTCGTTTTCAGATGCTGCTAGCGTTGGACTATCTCCGTTTGAGTATCTGTTTGAGCTAGACTATAGAAGACAAGAAGGTGTAGAGTACTTTGATCAAAACCATTTTTTAAGATATGTTAAGCCGCTATGGTTAGCTAAGGTGGAATACTTGAAAGAAGGATTTGCAGATATAGAATATTTTGAGTCTACTGCTAGACTAAGAATAAACTCTAAAAAGAAACTATCTTTTAATATTGGTGCTGTCAACAGGCTAGCAGAGCCATACGGTTACGATCCTTTAGAAGAGTGGACTATGTCTACTGGTAATGTTCACTACACGCAGTTGGCTATTCAGGAGGGATATAGCATTGACGTGTTTCAATCAGAGTATAAAGATCCGAACGGCAACATTGTTGCGAATAACTCTGCTGTTTGGGAGGAGGTAGTAATACCTACTGTATTAAAAAACTACGTAGATAAAAAAAGAAATGAATTGCCACAACAACTACAAAACTCGCTAGTTATTGGCTTTGACTTTTATCATTATAAGAAAAACTTCTGGTTACATTCATGGGGTAATTTAATGCCATATCATTATGACAATGGCGATCAGTTCTCATATCACAACTTTAACGATGGAGAGCAGTGGAATGATTACTCTGGTGGTTTAATATTTGGCTACAAGCTAAACAAAAACCTAGGATGTTTCATAGAGGGTAAATACAACAAGTACTGGAATAAAGAGTGGTACAATTTTAAAGCAGGAATAAATTACATAATATTTTAACATGGCAAAAGAGTTAAATGAAAACACTAGTTTCAAGGTTAGTGTACAAACGTTAATAGCAATGGGGTTTGGTATGGCAACGGTTATAAGCATGTGGTTTGTTCTGCAAGCCGATATAGCTGAGGCAAAAGAATTACCAGTTCCACCACCACAAGACGTTAGTCGTATGGAATTTGACATGAAAGACAAGAATATTAGGTTATCTATTGAGAACACTGAAAAGGCTGTTGATGATTTAAAGGACAGGTTAATAAGAATAGAAGATAAACTAGACAGAAGATAATGAAAACTATAGCTTTATTATTGTTACTATCTTCATCGGCTTGGGGACAAATAGTTGTAACCCACTTTAACGCTGACTGGAACAGTCCTAATAAAGTAAGCTACATTGGAGATTTAACAGACTGTGACATAGTATACGTTGATATAGCTGTAGCTCCAATATTACAGGCTAAGCACGAGATAGTTGTAGTACCTACTGTTGTTATATTTAAAGATGGAGAAGAAGTAAAAAGATTTCAAGCTGATATATCCTTTAGCATGAAAGCAACAAGAGAGGATATGCAGGAAATAATTGACGAACTAATAATGAGCGACTTTTAATGAAATATTTATTCACACTATTACTAATAGTAAACATAGCGTTTGCACAGTGTCCTAACGGAACTTATGTAAACATAGTTATTAATCCGGACCAATACCCAATTGAAACATCTTGGGCTATAATTGATTACTTTGAGGATACTATTGTTGCAGGTGGTCCTTACGACAATATAGTAGGATACGAACCGCAGCTAATGCAAGTATGTATACCTAATGGTGATTACTTGTTTAATATATCCGATCAATATGGTGATGGTGTTGCTGGTAGTTTATGGGGTGGACAAGATGGATCTTATTATGTAGTACACTGTGGTGATACTATCGTGCAACCAGACTCTGCTAACTTTGGCTTTGCTGCTTTTCATGGTTTTACACTAGAAGATTGTGCTCCGCCTCCACCTGTATTTGGTTGCATGAATGAAATTTATGTAGAGTTTTTACCAGAGGCTACTGTAGATACTGGTATGTGCTTTACAGAAAAAATATTTGGTTGCACTGATGTAGAAGCTTTTAACTATGACAACATAGCTAATACAGATATACTAACAGACAGCTGTACCCACACGCTAGAGCTAACAGACTTAGCTGGTAATGGTTGGGCTGGTTCATATCTACAAGTTTATCAAGGTTATAATTTTATAGGTGAGTTTACTTTAGAAGATGGTTTTGATACCACGTTTACTTTTAGTTTAAGCATATCAGAACCCGTAAGAGTACAATTTAACATAACTCAACAATCAGACTTTACCGCTGTTCAATGTGGCTATAGCCTTTACTCTGAAGAGTATGTTGCTATAGATATAGAAGGTGGTTTTATAGATCCAATACCACCATTTGTGTTTATATATAGTGAGCTTGAATGTGGCAATAGTTGCATAGAAAAAACATACGGTTGTACTGATGATACGGCTTTAAATTATAACGAGAGTGTTAATACAGATGACGAGAGTTGCTACTACGTTGCTGGGTGTACTAATCCAATATACCTGGAATATAACGCAGATGCTGACTTTGATAACGGAACCTGTGAGACTCTTGTGATTCTAGGTTGCATGGATGAAGCGGCCTTGAATTATAACCCTGAAGCAAACACAGAAATAGAAGGCTCTTGTGTTGATGTAGTTTTAGGATGTATGAGTGAGTTAGCATTTAATTTTAACTCTAACGCTAACGTAGATGACGGATCATGTATAGCGTATACTTATGGTTGTACTGATCCGTTTGCATTAAACTATGATACAATTGCCAACACAGATGATGGTAGTTGCATAGAAGTAATTAATGGCTGTACTGATACTACGGCAATAAACTATAATATAATTGCAAACACTAATAATGGTTCTTGTATTTATCCATTGTCTGGTTGTACTGACCAGACCGCTGAGAATTATAATATATCAGCTAACGTGTCAGACTCTAGTTGCTATTATTCTGCTGGTTGTTACTCTGGTAATATATATTATATTCCTAATGAGTGTTTTGAGTGGGTAATAGATGTTGATCAGTTTTGTTGTAATAATGAATGGGATAATAGTTGTGATTATTTATATAACTACTGTTTAGATGGTTGGTCTGGTCCTGTAGATGTACAAAATTTTGAAAGATTAAATATACAAGTATATCCAAATCCTGCAAAAGAAAGAATATATTTTACTAAATTTGTAAACGTACAAGTGTACAATTCAAGGGGAGCATTAGTTGGTGAGTATAATAATATTAATTCACTTAATTTAAATTCTGGTATTTATCATTTATTAATAAAATATGATAATATTAGATTGCAAAAAACTATTATTAAGTTAGACTAATGCCAAGAGCTGCAAAAAAAATGCCAAAACGCAATAAGAAGAACTTTAGATCTACAAAGTCTGGAGCTGGAATGACGCGTGCTGGTGTTAAAGCTTACAGAAAAGCTAACCCAGGTAGTAAATTAAAGACTGCTGTTACAGGTAAAGTTAAAAAAGGTAGTAAAGCTGCTAAAAGAAGAAAATCTTATTGCTCTCGTAGTTTAGGACAAATGAAAATGCATAGCATTAGTTGTAGCAAAACTCCTAAAAAAAGAATTTGTGCAGCTAGGCGCAGATGGAAGTGTTAATATGGCTATAAGAAAAACAGCAAAAGGTGCGTCTCTTAAACGTTGGTTTAAAGAAGATTGGAAAGATGAAAAGGGTAACGTTTGTGGTTCTTCTAAAAATAAAAAAACAAAAAAGTGTAGACCTAGCAAACGTGTTTCATCAAAAACACCAAGAACCTGGGGATCATTGTCTAAATCGCAAAAGTCAAAAGCTGTTGCAGAAAAGAAAAAAGTTGGGATGGGTAAAAGAACAAGTGCAATAAGAAAAAAATCTAAAAAGAAAAAAAAGTAATGGCATTAAAGAAAACTAAAAAGTTTAAAGTACATATGATGTATAGCAAAGCTGGTAAACAAGTAAAAGCTAATACGTTTAAAAAACATTTGGAGTTAAAGAAAAAAGGTTATAACCACGATAAACGTAGACTTAAAAAGAAATGAAAAAAGTAAAAGGCAAACAAAGTAAAATCGCTGGAGCAGCTAAACCATTTAATAAAATTACTGGAGCTGATTTTAAAGCATTAAAGAAAAAGAAAAATGCCAGCAAGAAAAAAAAGAAAAAGTAGTACAAAGAAAAAAGGATCAACTAAAGATGCTTGTTACTATAAGGTTAAAAGCAGCTATAAGGTATTTCCTAGTGCATATGCATCAGGTGCTATAGCTAAATGCAGAAAGAAAAAAGCTCGTGGAAAAAAGTAAGTATTATTACGAATACAAAAGGAATTTGGATTGTCCAAATCCTGAAGAATGTTGCAGATGTTGTAAAGCATGCTGCTGTTATTGTCAAGAAAAATGCATAGAACAAAAACAAAAACAAAAACAAAAACTAAAGCCATTAGTCGCCCAACTAAAAAAATGTGTTGTTGCGATAAAAGAATGGCTAGGATGAGTACTCAACATAAATAATTAATAATTTTAATAATAAATATCATGGCATACGGAATGAAAAAAACATCAGGTAAAATGGCTAAAATGACTAAGAAAAAAGTTAAACCAGCTAAGAAGAAACTAATGATGAAGAAAAAGAAAAAATAAATGTTAAACAATCTATTAGGAGGTATTCTCGGTAAGGTTGTAGACAATGCTGAAGGCATATTAGATAAAGTTATAACTACGGACAAAGAGCGTGACGCTGCTAAGTTTGAAATTAAAAAACTTTTATTAGATGCAGAGAAAGAAGCTTTTGCTCAAGAAGTAGAAGACAGAAAATCTGCACGTGCGATGTATAAAGATGACGCTATTATACAAAAAATATTAGCAACATTATTTACTGTAGCATATTTTGGTATTAGTTTTGTAATGTTTCAACACTTTGTTAATGGTAGTATTGACATGGGTGAGTTTGAAATAAGTTTCATATCTACAATATTTGGTGCTATGAGTGCTAAAGTTAATACTATTATTGACTTCTTTTTTGGAGGAAGTAGCAATAAAAATAACGAAAGCAATGGCAGTAATAACAACAATTGACGGTATACCATTGTATACAACAATACAAGAGGCATTGCAATACGCTGCAACTAATGGTTTAAGTGGTTATCATACTCATACATATCAAGGTCAAACTGGATATATGGGTGGAGCAACACATGATCAAGCTGTCGATGACTTAAATAGTTTACCACAAAATGTTACTACAATTACCTCTTCTATAGTTAATAATAGTGGTGGAGGATACTAGAAATATTTTTAGTACTTTTGTAAATAGATTAAAATCATAAAAAAATGGCACAAAATTATACGTTTACTGGAAGTCTTACAATGACTGCAAGTTCTACAACAGGCTATTCTGCAAGCATGAGTGGTTCTACAACTTTAAATATTACAGGTGTAGATCAAATTGCTTCAGGAAGAATAGATTGCGCTACAGGTTCTGACGCTACAATTATGGCGGCTCCTGGAGTTGGTAGAATATTGTATGTTAAAAACATGGACGATACTAGTACTTTAGAGATATATGAAGGAGCTTCTAGTGATAACGACTTGATAGGTGTATTAAAACCAAATGAGTTTTTATTTACTATTATAAGAGGTACTGGAACTACTACAGCTAGAGGAACTAGTAATGCAGTAACAGCAGAATATTTTGCGGTAGAAATTGACTCCGCAGCATAATTAATAAATTTTAAAAAATGGCAACACAAACAACAAACGTAACTGTTTCGGCTAGTTTTACTTTAACTGATTCTACAGGTAATATTGTTTTTAGTTTTTCTCCAAGTTTTTCTTCAGCAACAGATACAACTGGCGCTGCTATTACAACTGGTGAGATATTAACAAATGGTACAAGCGACACTACAATTAATTTAGCAAGACATCACAAGGATGCTATATTTGCTTTTATTAAAAACGTAGATGGTGACTATCCTGTAGCTGTTAAACCAGACGGTGATATAATTGCAGATCTTAAACCTACAGAGTTTATGTTTGCACCTGTACATATTGATGGAGCTGGTGATGCATCTACAAATTTAGATATAGACGCTACTACGGCTGCACAGAAAGTACAGTTTTTACTTTGCGATGGACCAAATACTGGAATTAATACTGACGACTAATGCGTCTTCAGGTATTAAGATTTAGCTCACAAGCAGATTGTACACACGGTCTGCTTTTCGAGCTTACAGACATTGGTAAAAGATTTTTATGTTATACTTTAGAAGACGAACATAGAGCTTTTAAAGTTAAAGGAGAAACTAGAATACCTTGTGGTACATATAATATACAATTAAGAAAGGAGGGTGGATTTCATAGTAGATATAGTAAGAAATATCCTAGTATACATCGCGGTATGTTGCATGTTGTTGATGTGCCTAACTTTGAATATATTCTTATACATACTGGAAATACTGACGAACATACTGCTGGTTGTCTTATCGTTGGAGACAGTCAAGAAAACAATATTATTCTCCGCGATGGGTTTGTTGGTAAAAGTGTTAATGCGTATAAAAGGATTTATCCTGGTATTGTTAAAGCATTAGAAAAAGAAGAAGAGGTTACTATAGAATACATAGATTTCGATGGCATTAAAAACTAAAAATGAAGGAGAATTAAAAAGATTAAGTTATGATAGAGATAGAGATAAAAAATCTACTTCTTCATTAACAGGTGATACAACACAAAGATTTACAACACCTGAATCTTCTTATGCTGCCGTTCAACAAAAAAGTATTGAAGAGGAAGCTAAATATGCATTAACAGATGTAAGTGTAATTAAAAATTTAGGTTTTGCAGAAACTACAGGCACTGTACTATATGAAAAAATATTTGATAGTATAATAGATTTAAGACTGCAAGATATTATATTTGTTAATAGTCATAGTTCTGAAACTACATCTTTTAGTGTGTTGTTATCTGAGTTTGATATATCTGAAGATCCAATAACAAAATTTCCTAATCAAGAATTAGAATTACACACTAGCACTGTATTTTTATTACATGATTATGATTTAAGAGCTAGTACATCTTTGGTTTCAGACCAGGCTACATCAAATCAAGCTTCATTAAGACAGGCTGCATTTTTAGGGGATACAAATATATCTTCTAAAAAGAAACAAATATTTATTTATGTATCTAAGGCAGAGGCAAACGGAACTATTGATGTTACTATATTTAAATAATTAACTAGTGTGTACATTATAATTTAGTTTAGCTTGTACACCATTGTAATATGACCATATAAAAGCAGAAGCCTTTTTAATATTACCAACAAAGCCTTTCATATCATGCCATTCATCAGTTGCAGACATTGATGATAAATTTCTAACCGTTAGTCCATTTAATTCTTCAACTGCTTGCATCTTATAAGCTTTGTTAGTGTGATAATGTCCTCTATGTACCTCAACATGCTTTACTTCACTCCACAGCTCTCTATATCGTTGAGAAACTATTCCTGGTAAATCATTTAACTTAGCTCCATCGCCATGATCGTTTACAATTAAACACTTACCATAACGAAAAGCTTTCATCATAGACATAGAATTATCTACAGTTACGTTTTTATTATTTTCATAATATATTTCTAACGCATCACCTATATGCATCATTGATTCTCTATCGTGGTTACCAGGTATTACTGCTATATGCACTGAACTTATATCTATAAGCATATTAACACACTCTATAAGTAGTTTTCTACCTGCACGATACATTTCCATATGTTTATTAGTATTAAACTGTGGTGTTCCCTTTGTTGTACTTGGTATAGGCCAGTCACCATCTGAGTTTAAAAAATCATTACCTACTACAAAAAGTATTTTATCTATATAAAAACCACTAGATCTTTTAATTAAATGTTCTAAAGCATTTAACATTCTGTGTCTTGCTATTTCTAAACTATAATCATCACCAGATATTCCTATCTTACCTATATGTAAGTCACAAGCATTTATTTCTAATAAATGTGAGTCATCTTCTATAAAGCTTGAAGGTCTTATTGCTATGCTAGGTACAGAATCAAAAAGAGGAACCAAGTCTTTAACCAGTTCCTCTCTAATTTTTTTTATATTCATTGTTGGATCAACACGTTTTAGCCAAGCCTTTGTTCTATACATTGGTATAGTTATTGGTCTTTTAGCTTTATCAAAACCTGTTACTTCATATGTACCTATATCGTATTTATCTACTTCCCAAGTATTTAAATCTACATTACAAGACTTTAATAAATCTTTTAACGATTTAACCCTTTTACTATCTTCACAAGTAGCTGTAGCAATATTTTTATCTTCATGAAATGTTGTTTTTTCTTTGTCGTGTTGTGGATTGATTTTATTTCTTAATCTTCTTGCTATTCCTCTTACAGCCTCGTAGTTACTATTGAAAAGCTCTGCTGTTTGATGGTAATCTTTATTTAATTTTTCAGGATTTGCAATTAAATAATCTTTCAGTTTATGTAATTCGATCTTTTTCATATGGTGGTCCAAAGTCGTGTTGTGATTTTACAACGACCTTAACAGGCTTGAAAGTATGATTTTTTCTCCAAGTTTTTCGTTTGCTCATAGCAATATTTACTAACAATGGATTGTTTATAACGTCAGCACCTCTATAAAATTTGATTAATACATCCCTAATAACAATTTTAGATTTGTTTTTATCTTGTAAATGCCAGTCAGTCATTCAGATTGGAACCTTTTCTTTATTTAACTTGGCCATATTACTATTAATTTAAAGTTATTCATTATTTTTTTGGTAGTTTGTAAGGTGGCTTATTGTATTCTGCAATTAATGCTGAATCTATTTGTTTTATAAGAGCCACATAATATCTTCTTAATTTTTGCAATCTATCTTTTCTTCTCATTGTTATTAATTTGTTTTAATAATTTTTTAGCCTTTGTTCCATACCTATCTCTAACTCTATTTTTTTCATAAGTATTTAAAGAGTCAGATTTAAAACCAAAATACAACTGAAACAAATCATAAGGTTTAAAGTTTGTATTGTCTTTAATTATTTTATCTTTTGGATGATTCATATTGTTTTAAAAGTATGCATAGTTATTACCCAGGGATTGCTCCCCAGGCTTTAACTCCCAAATTGAACTAATTTTAAAAACGATAACTGAAAAAAAGTTTCTCATAATAAAATTATGTTCATGCTATCAAACCGATGATAACATTAAGAACTTCTGAAGTTGAAGTGATTCAGTCACTTTTTTTATTATTTTAATTCTTGAGGAGTTTTATATTCTTTCATAATTGTTTTTCCTTTAAACACATCTTTAGGTGGGTTCATACCAAATTGTATTTGAAAACCTATGTCTGTATTTATAATTTTTGGCAGTACAATTTTTTTGCTATCCAAATCTCCTGACTTGTTATAAGAAATTACTTTTTGTATTTCTACACCCATTAGTTTAAATTGTTTTTCTTGTTATATAAATTATATAATTCTGATTCTAAATCATCGTATTCATCATCATCGTATACAAAAATTAACCTTGGTATTTCATCACCATTTAGCCAATCATTACAAGTGTTATACATTTTTTGAACTAATATTGATTCTGGATCAGAAGATTTTTTCTCCTTTGACGTTAGCTCTACCTCTAAAATTAACTTCATAATTTTCTTTTTTAATCGCTACTTTCAAAAGTACTAAATATCCAATTAAGTCATCAACAGTATCATAAGTATTTATGTTCAAACCTTTGTTAGCAACTCGCATAAGCTTGTCATCTATTCTAGCGCAAAGGTTTTCTGTAGCTGTTCCTTTAGCAAAGATATTTGCAGGATTTAATGCACTATCTCCATAATCTAAGTTTTTATTGATTAGTAATTCTTTAATAGAATCACATGTTTTTCTTATTTCCAGCCTCATGTCGGCATTTTCTTTATTTACTTCTTGTCCCATATTATTCATTAGTCTAATTTAGATTTTAAATGATTTATTATTTCATTCATTTTTCTTTTGTAAAACAATTCAAACTCTACGTATTCTAAGTTACCATTTTCATTTGTTTGTTTAGGAGATTGTTGCTCCCACAATCTATACATTACTGCACGCATTCTTTGTGCTGGTGTTTTAGTTTCAAACTCCATGTCAATACTTGCAGATTCCACTGCTTCTATTTGTTGCTCTGTAATTGGTGCAGAGGACAGCACAACAAAACCAGGCTGTTTTAATACGCTGTATAAATTACCTACTGTTTCTGGTGCTAATTCTGGAGTTCCTAATGAAACTCTTAAACTGTTGTCTGCTAATGTGCGAATGTTATCAACTCCGCCTTCAAATACTATTGTCTTTCTCATACTCTTCTATAATTAATTGTTTTAATTCTATTATTATATCCATTATTTTGTCATAGATAACATCTACGTCATCATCATGGTTACCATTATTTATAATTTCATCATCATAAATTTTAGCTATTTTAATAAGTCTATTAAATTTTTGTTTTGCTCGTTTAGAATTTTTCCCTTTTAAATTATATAATTGTTCATTAAAACACCTAAACATAGCTATACACAAAACTAAATCTATGTTATCTTCATTTTTCATAATGTTTGTAATTTAATTCTTTTCATAAATTGATCTCTAGGGTCACGAGGGACATGATCGAACCATAACTTGCTTATAAGCTCTTGTGCTTCTTGCTTAGTTTCTGGTAAGTTTCTGAATATCCATTCACTAACGTGTGGATCATAAGGGCATAATTCTAATAATGATTCTATTTTATCTTCTTGCCACCATTGTATTGAGTCTACAATTGGTTCTTTTTGATTATTAAATATTTCGTCTAATTCCATTTTATTAGTATATGTTATACCCAGAGTTAGGATTAACTAACCCTGGGAACAACCAATCAAATAAAACAATGAAAACCTGGACAGGAAGTCCAGTAAGAAAGATATTGCAAAGTTACTAATTAACTTCGCTATTCTCCAAGTTTTCTTTGTCGTGTTTTTTAAAGTCTTCCATTCTTTCGTCAAACTTCTGTATGTTTTCTTTTGTCCATCTACCTAACTCTTTTGAAAAGTCTGTAGCTGTGTCTTCATCGTATTCTTTAAAATACCATAATGACAGTAAATGTTCGAAGTATTGTATAGATGATCGTTGGTCGTCTAAAAGTCTTTTAACCAGTACAGGTATATTTACTTTTGCTCCATCAACTTGTATTTCAACATTACCTGATTCAAGTTTTTCTACTTTTGGTGTTTTTCTTTTTGCCATGTTATTCGTTAATTAAGTGTTCTAGTTTGTTAATTTTGTTTTTAAGTTCGTTGTTTTCCGCCCTTAACTTATCGATTATTATTATGCTAGTTTTTCTATCCATGTATTCTTGTACATGTTCTTCTTGCATTTCTTCAATTACTTCTAAATCTATTACAGCAGTAAAACTTACTTCTAATAAATCATACATGTTTTTATAGTCTTGATAATATGCATAATCTCCATCATGATGTTTCATATAATAAAGACAAGATGTTCTGTCTCTATTTATAAATTTAGCTATGGTTTCAGGATGCATACCATACTTACCCCAAAATATATTACATATTGATTTTCTTAAAAGTACAAGATCTGCTGTTTTCTTTTTAGATAAAATTACTTTTTTATTTATACCAAGCAAAGCATTACATACATCAAATATTTTATCTGAATATATGTCTATTACCCTTTGGCTCCATGTTTTATTATTCCTTATAAAAGGAAAGGTATGGACAGGTGGCTGTATCATATAATTGTAATATATACTCCTGGCTTTTCTTTATCATATTCATATTGTTCAAACACTGGTATTATAAACTCAGCATTATCATCTTCTATCCATCCATTTTTTACCATAAGGTCTTGCACTGTTTGTGCTGGATTTATATAGTCGAACTTGTGTTTTGACTTTCTTATAAATTTGAATGATATTTTCACAGGATATTCGTGTTGTTTTAATTCTTTTTTGAATTGATTTTTATACTCAAGGTAATACCCCTTAGACTCTTTAATATAATTCATTACTGTCTTACTATTAATAAGCATTTTTCCAGTCCATCTTTTAGAATTTTTGGAACTTGGGACATTACCTGGTATAAAAATTTTCATGCATCAAATATACAATTTTTTAGAATGGTAAATCTTCTCCATTATTCGTTTCATAAACCACACCATTATCATTAGTAGATTTATTAGACGCTTCAGACCAAACTTTATGCAACTCTTGAAAGTCTTTATGTTGATCAGGCGTAAGTTGTTTATTGTATTTAGCATCGTAATTTATAGTCTGTCCCATCTTTTTACTAAACTTATATTTTAGTGATGTTCTAACCGTAGGCTCATTAGTCTCTCTATCTGTTCCTATGTACTCTTCTGTACAAAATACACATTGCACTCTTTTACCTGTTGATTCTTTCATAGAATCTTCTATGTTGGAAAAATCAGTTACACCAGCATTAACTAAAAATTCTTTTAATAATTTACGTTTGAAATCAGCAGATTCAGGTTTATCACTATCTTTTGGTTGATAAAATCTAGGTGTAATTTTTCTACCATCTTCTGTAAATACAGAAAACTCTATGTATGGTGTACCACCTTTCCAATTAGGATTATCATCTTGTGTTTGTATACCATTAATTGTACAAATGTAAGAACCAGGTGTTTTTAACCACTCTACTTTTTTGTATTCTTTTTTGTTATTGTTGTTTTTACCGTTTGAAGTTTCTACTTCGTTTAAATTCCAATTCATAATTTATTTATTTAAGTTTGATTTGATTCTGTGATTGTGTTCTGATATTGTAAACCATATTTGACTATATATAATATCGTCTATATCTGATTGTGAGTTTATAGATAGTCTATCTCTTAGATAGTCCATTATCTTGTTTGTAAGCTCATCAGTATACTCAGTGTTAGTGAAGTTATAGGTAGCTTCTAAAGCTGCTAATTCTTCTTGAATTCCTCTATTTGTCATTTTTTACTTTCCAATTTATGTAGTTAGTTAAAACTGTCCCATCAAAGATTATTTTATCTTTTTCTTTAGCATAAGGATATTCTTTACCCTTGTATTCTTTAGTAGGTATCTGTTGTATATCTAATCTATATAAGAATCTACCTATACCCCAAGATACACATGCACGTTTAAATGCGTCAGATGCATGTCCTTTGTTTTTTTCTACATTAGATTCAGATCCTGTGTCTGATTTCCATACCCAATGTCCATCTACAAATATTCCTACTTTACACATAAGCAATCCACAAGCTTCATAATACTCAGTTGCCCAGTTACCTGGTCCTATTACATCATCTAACAAATCTTGTGCATCACGTGCATCTATATATGCTACGCAACTTGCTTTACCATAACGTGCAGATTGTACACGCCATTTATATGGTAATTCTTTTTGTAAATCTTTTAAATTAACCTTCTCTTGTTTCATAATCTTTATAATCTTTTTTGATTGATTTTGCTGCTCTTGTGGCTACTACTATTTTTATAAAGCCACGTATCATTACAGGAGCATTTTTTGTAATAAGATGTACACCTATTTGAATAAATAGTTCTTTAATAGCATCTTTAACGACAGATGGTTTCTCACCTGTGTCATACGCTACCTCTTCGTAAATTTGTTGTAGTTTAGTTTTAGTTTTCATTGTTTTCTAAACGATGTACAAATATAGTTAATAATTGTTAATTATCAAAAGTATTTAACAATTTAATTGTTAAGTAACCAATAACGCCTATAATTGTAATAGGTAATATTATTAACTTTATAAACAGTGCAATAAAGAGTGCGAGCACTGTGAATATACCGTATTTAAAACCCTTCGCTTGACTCATAGTCTTCGAATTTAGTAAGATTAGCTATGAACTTTAGGTTGATTTCACCAACACCAATGTTCCTACCTTTTGCAAATATAATTTTAGCTAGTCCACTTGTAGGATTACCGCTTTCATCTTCATGCAGACCATAATATTCGGGCCTGTATATAAGAGCAACTATATCTGCTGCTTGTTCTATTTCGCCTGACTCACGCAGATCGGCCATAGTAGGCTTTGAGTTATGTCGCATACCAACACCACGATTAAGCTGTGATAAAGCTATTACTGCAACATTAAGTTCTTTTGCTATGTTCTTTAAAGCTCTAGCAACTTTACTTACTTCTTGTTCTCTAGAACCACCAGAAGCAGACACTAATTGTAAGTAGTCAACAAGTATAAGCTCTACTTTATTTGTTATAGCGTATTGTTTAATTTTAGATAATAGATATGATAGGCTTGTTTGATTACAGTCGTCAATGATGATAGGGAGATTTTCTATTTTAGTTACTGATTTATTAATTTTCTCCATTTCTTTTTCATCAAGAGCTCCTTTGCGTATCCAATGGCTATGTACACCAGAGTCTAAACTTACCATTCTTTGTATAAGTTGTAGACTTGACATCTCGTAACTAAATATTGCAATACCTTTATTTGCAAGTGCAGAATTAAACGCTGTTGTTACTGCAAAACTTGTTTTACCCATTGATGATGCGCCACCGATTATAACTAAATCTGTTTTTTGCCATCCATTAGTAAAATCATCTAACGATTTAAATCCTGTTGTAATACCAGATATACCATCTGCACTACGTCTTTTTGCTAAATCATCTGTAAAGTCTACTAACTGCGTAAGTAATGATTGTTGTTTGTCATCGTTAGGATTATTAATTTTATTTTGAAGAGCATCAACCTTGTCTTTAATCTTATCAATCGAATCACTATTTTGTAAACTATTATTAATTTCTATTATACTACTTGCTAAAAGTTTTCTTTGAGATGTTTCGTATAATTGCGTTATCCCTGTTTGGAACTCATTGTGCATTAACAGTGGTTGATTAACAAGATTAACAAGACTTTGGTTGATTTGTTTCTTATTACCTATTTCTTTATTAAGAGATAAAATATCTGGATTAATACCTTTATCTACCAGCTTAACAAAAGCTTTGTATATAAATACATTATTAATGTCTTCAAACATTAATGAATTGAACGTTTGTGCATGTTCAAAATACTTTTTTGAATCTTGGACAATATTTCCAAGTATCATATTTTCTACTTCATAAAACATATTTATTTAATTGGTTTGCTAATTTATGAATTTATTCTTTTTGATCTTATTAATTCTTGTAAATCATAAGATCTTGATTCATTATTTCTATCACGCTGTAAGTGTCCACTAGTGCTTTGACATTTAAAATGTCCACCCATTGTTTTGTGCGTAACAAAACTTCCTGCTATATGGTCATAAAATTTAAATGTGTCAAGCCATGGTAGATATTGATACTCTTCATCAGGTATTTCTATCCTATCTTGATGATTAAGAGTAAAATTGTTTGCTATTATATTAAGTCTTTCTTTTATATCTTTAGGAGTTTCAATATAACACGCACCAATACCACCTTTACCATTAGGCTGTATAAGTGTATTGTTAGTGTATGAATTAAGTTTTTTCCTAATTACATGATTTTCTACGGCCCACCTGTGAAACAATACCTCATAGCTATTTCTAACAGAATAAACTCTGTCCATTACTTTGAAAGAATCTTTACGTCTACGATTGTAGCATTTTTGCCATAGTATTGCCCTACCTAAAATAAGATTGTCAGAATTAAGTAAAACTAATATTTTTACAGATTCTCCCATTTGTGCATAAAATTTTACTTTCTTTTTGTCAGAGTCACTACGCATACATGAATGTCCAAGTGTACCACAGTCTTCAGCATAGCTTGACCAATGATATGCTTCAGGTATGCTTTCTGCATCCCATACTTCAAACCTATTAGCATTAGGCCCATTAAACAATAGGCTATCTTCGAACATATTACGCTCACTAGTACTCCAGGGATGAGAATATCTTGATCTAATTAACTTTTCTAATGCCCTACCAAAAGTAGCAATTACACCTTTTGATTCACGTAAAGCTTCAGACTTCATATTTTCTGCAATAGAAATACTTTTGTCAAAATGATCAGAATAACCATTAGCTTGTTGTTTTAACATTTCATACAATTTATTAACTGTAAAAAATCCAACTCTAGTAGCATCGCTAATACCTGCTGATAATGATACTGGCCATTCTAAGACATCTTCACTAAAAGCTTGGTCATCAAGGACACCATTATGATAGTTACGTAAAAATGTATGTAAATTACATTGTGGTAATGTATCAAACAATTTACTTAGTTTTGGATCAATCCTAAATAAACTTTTTACATTGTGTAATTCTAAAAAACCGTATGGTATTTCATAATCTTTCATTGTTCTTAAGTCGAACATATCAAAAGGTAAATACTCATTTTCTTTTGTATACCATCGATGCCAATCTGAGTTGATTCTTTGTCTCATGTCAGTTAAATCCCAACATGGAGAAACTCTATATCCATCAAACATATGTTCTTGAATAATTGCAAATTCTTGATTAAGAGCTGCATACGACCAGATTAAATCTGATAAATGTTTACTTTTGTTTTTTCCATTTGCTTCGAGATATTCAAATATCTCTTCTTCAGTATTAAACTTTTTTAACTTTATCTTTTTCATAATTAAAATGGTATATTAACTTGTTTCGGATTTTGATATGGAATTTCTAAAGGCTTGTAATACATCTTGTCTTGTCCAGGACTATAATATGCTATTAGTTCTGCAAACTCTGTGTCATACACGGGATATAAGGCGTCAGGATCTACGTAACCCATACCTGCATAAGCATAGTTATCTAAAAAATCAAGTCCATACTCTACATTGCATCGATCGCAATTTGGATTAACACAGACCTTATGTGAATTTATTATTTTTAAGTCATCTCCACATTCTTTGCATTCGTTAGTTTCTGCCTGGTTGTGAATTTTATCACCATAATAATCTACTCCATAGCTTCTATTCCAGCTTATTTCTTCTTCCTGTTCCCATTCAGAGTAAATATTATCGTCTGTATATGGTTTAGTTTTGACATCAACAAATTTTCCCTTATGTGTTTGATTTATACCTTTGTAAACTTGATATTTTTCTTCAGGTTTATGATATTGTTTTTCTAAACCAAGTCGAATGTATATATCAAACATAAGTCCAAGAGTATTCTCTGCTTCTTTGACTATTACATATTCTTCATCTTGATGTGCATTGTAATAACCTGAACTAATATTTGACATACAAACATTGATACCGTCTTTTTTAAGTTGTCCAACATCTGTAGTAAATGTTTTTGAAAACTTGTATCCTCTGTTTTTTACTAAATCTTTAATTTTTGTACGAAACTTTTTATCATTCATTTCTGTACCATTAATATCTATAGAAAAGTCTTCGTTACCTTTTCTGTCTGTTTGTAATGCATAGCCTACGTCTGCAAAGAATTTTTTGTCAGCTTTGCTTGAACCAACGCATCCAACTTCTTCTGCAGCAAAGAATGCCAATTTACATACATCTAAGTTTGCGATAAGATTAAGACAAGCCCATATACCAACTTTATCATCTGCACCACAACCCGCTGGCATTATAAACTTACCACCGTATTCTTTTTGTGTAGCGTTTGTATAACCATATAAAGTGTCAAGACCTTCTTTAGTTTTGCCTTCTGCAATATATAGATGATCTATTATACTATGTACTGTATCTGTGTGTGATACAAAACATGGATAGTGTTCATCACCACTAACGCTACCTTTAGTAACATATATGTTTTTTATTTCTTGCGATGCAAGCTTAATTGTTTCTACATGATAGTAAATATCATGATTTTGTTTTTTTAACAATTCTAATTGTTGTATTATGTACTCTATCATTGACGATTCTTGATAAGAAGCGCTTTGTACTTTTAATATTTCTGCTAATTCGAACTGTATTTTCATCATATTAATCTTTCGTTTATATTTTGTTTTGCTTGTTGTGATTTTTTTTGTCTTTGTACCCAGTTCTTTCCTCGAAGTCCTGGATATTTTTCTTGCAATAATCTGCTACATCTTTCTATTGATTTTGGTTTAGGATATTTTTTATGTATAAACATATTTTGTAGTAATTCTTTTGCGCTTATATCATGATTATTCATAGAGTCCCATATTATTCGAGCTACTAATCTTTGGTCGTCATCTGCATAAGCAATATCTTCTTGTAAGATATTTGATACTTTTGTTTTAAGAGTGTTTACTTTATCTTTCATCTTTAATAATTATTTCAGATACATATATAGAATCATGTATATATGGAGTAAAGTTTAATATATATATGTCCTTATTTGTTTGTGACATATTTTTATCTACAACACCATCTTTACGAAAAGTTTCTATAATTCTATATGTTCTTATTGTATCTCCGTAAAATTTATGGTCTCCAATAATTAACACAGTAAGTGCTGTATCGGGAATTGTATATTCAAGATACATATTATCAAACCAGTGTTTAATATTTTCTCCTTCAATTATTGCAGGTTGTTTTTTACCACCTATTACAATATAGTTTTTTGGCATTTGTCCATACGAAACTATTGCTAACAATAGTATGCATGCAGTACTACTTAATTTTTTCAGCATGTTTTCTATTTTCTAATTCGTAATCTTCTTGTAACAAGTCAACTTTTTTGACTATATTCTTTTTACTTGGTAATGAACTAAAGATTTTATTCTTAGTCTTTGTTATAGTTTTAAGTTTTTGCGCATATGCATGCACATCTTTAGCTAAGTGACTTCGTATATCTTTATAGTTCTCACCTTTTTGTATTTCAGCCACTTGTGTGACATTCCATTTTTCTGACTCAAAGTTACCAGTGTTGATTGACACCGAGTAACTAATACTAATTTCTTTAATCTTCATATTAGGCATTAGTTTTTTTTAAATATCTGTCTAAATCAAAAAATATCTTATTCTCTGTTTGATATGTTTCATCAACAATAATTATTCTTTCTCTTACATCGCATTGTTCCATTTCTTTATCAAATATGTAATCCCACAAATTTGTTCGTAATTCCCACTTCATTTCTCGTGTGGGAGATGAATTTAATACATCTTTTACTGTTTCTTTGTCTTCACATTTTACATATACTTCAGTAGTATATGTTCTTTCGATTTCTATTTTATAGTATTTCATAATTATAAATTTACAGTTACTTCAACCCAACCTTTTTCGCTGTAATCAGTGTATGCATTATAACCATCTTTGGTTAAAATTGTTTCTAGATCTATTGCTGCCGTCCAAAGCTCTGGCTCTGGCACTTGATCGTGTTCGTCATCGTACATTGTTGCACCACGACATTGATAAAATACATCGTCAACGTCTTGCTTAACTAATTCAAACTCCCAACCATCAATAGTTATATATTCTGATAAATCATTTATTTTATTATTCTTCATCTCTGTTGTGTTCTAATGCATCCTCTCGTCTGCGTTCATTATATTCTGTTTCACATATTATTTCATACGTGTAATTATCGTCTCCACATTCAGAGCAATAATATATCTTGCTGTCATCAGCTAAGTTTTCTTTTACATACTCTTCAGCGCCACAACACGATGTAACATCATCATTGTATTCAGGTGCTTGGAGTTTCCAGTTATCATAATTTACCACCATGCCCAGTATTTAATTTTGTAACCTTTTTTAATGTAGTCCATAGCTTTATCTATACAATCTAAGTCTCGTTCTTTGTAGTGCTGACAAGCATTGTTACCCCAAAAGAATCCTTCTCTTTGTTTTAGTGTGCCTGTTATTACTTTAGTTTGTAGTTCAAGAAAATCTTGATCTGTAACTTGTAATTCATGTCCATTAAATCCACCCAATGCATTAGTATAAGCGTCACCACCTTTTTCTGCATACAAATCATCAAACCAACCGTGTAGGTATGGATGTTTACGCCAAGTTATTATATTTATTTCTTCAGACGGGTTGTATTTAAAATCTATCTGTTTTCTGTTTCTGCCTTTATAGGCAATTAATCCATGATCTAATCCCATAATTATTTTTTTAAATATTGATACACTCTAGCTTGTGTCAAGTCTAGTTTTTTTGCTATGTCACTTACTTTGTAACCAAAGAATCGTAACATTTTTGCGTAATACGCTTTTTTTTTAGTGCTAAACTTTTTAAGTTTTTTCCACTCTTTTAATTTGCTGTTGTAATTCATAATTATATTGCTTTTGTTAAATTAATCCTTCGTTTGTTACTGTTACTTGTGTTTCTAAAAATTCTAATAAATACTTTGCATAACTAGTTGCAAATACTTCACCCTGAAAGGTGAACTCTTCTTTTTTAGATGCAACGGCTATGTCATAAGCCTTTTTTAATAACGCTATATTTTTTGATGTTATTATCATATTATTTACCGTAATAATCGTTTAGTGCACGTTGTCTACGTGTCTTTGCTTTTTTGTTTATAGGTTTACTTTTTTGTTTTTTAGTTAAACCTCTTTTGTTAAGTACCTTGCGTCTGTATACAGAGAATATAAATCCACCAACAAAACTCGAACCTGTTAACACAGTCGAACCTGTTAGTATCATTGGCAATACTAATGTTAGGCATATGTCCCAGTAAGGACCATACCTTTTAATTTTATTGTAATTATTCTTGTAAACATCTAGCAGTGTAAAGGTATATACACCAGCTGCACAGCTACCTAACAGTAACCATGTAAGAAACATTATTGTTTTTTGTCCAGGTCTTTTTGTTTTTCGAGCTTTTGTTCACAAGCTGCAACTTCTTCTGATATTTTTAAATCTTGTTGTCTTAACATATCGACATTAGACAACAGTTCTTTTAAAGTTCTTCTTTTTATTTCTTTTCTTAATTCTCTTTGCAATTCTTTTGATTTACCCATTGTTTATTAAATTATAAATTATTAATGTAGTTATTGTAAGAAGCACAACATATATGATGAGTGCTTCAACGATTGGCTGATGTTCTTCTTTCATAGTTTATCTCCTAGTATTTTAAATATAATAAGTAGATTAGTAACTAATGTGATGGTGTTCATCCATTTTTCTTTAGTTATTTTAGACATCTTGCTTCTCTTTTGAGAAAATGTCTGCAAAATTAGCAAATACTTCATCCATTTGTTTATTAGGTTCATCTTTAGTTTCGGACTCTTTGTTATCATTAATGTTTGATACTTTGATAGCCGTTTTAATAACATCTTTAAGAGTATCGTGCATCTGTACCATTTCTTCAAGAGTGTATTGCACCTCTATCTTACCTAGTTCAAACTGTACTTCTTCGCTGATGTTTATTTTGATATTCTCTAATTTAAATTTCATAATTATTTGAGTTTTGTAATTCTAAAATTATTGTTTATTGGTCTTTTGGAAGCTGATAAGTATTTACCTATCTCGCCTTTAACGCTAGCAAACGCATCGCGATATTTTTTTATACTTCCAAATGTATATTCTGTGTGAGTATCCCACAATTGTAATTCCTGTTCTAGTTGTAGCTCAGAGCTGTAATACTTCTCGAGTATAATGCATGAGCGATGTTCTTTAAGATACTTGTACTTAACCTTCTTGACTTGATAGCCATCAGGATAACTTTGTACACGCATATTATTAGGAACGACAATAACAATACTAGTGTCCTTATCAGCTCTGTAATAAGGGATACACTTGTTTGTTTGCTCTGCAAGGATTGCATTTGCTACGAAATCTTTGTTTGAAATTTGAATAGTTGCCATAGTATATATTTAATTGGCAGTTCGGTAAATGAATACCTAACGAAATCAGTCGCTAGCTGTTGCTTTATAATGTGTGCTCACTATTTAATACATATTATCAAAATCTTCTTGTTTTGGTAGTGGTGGTCTTACGTGTACTTCCCACCATTCACTACCATCGTATTCACCTCTTGTCATCCATAATCCATGCTTTAGCCATATAGTACCGAAGAGTACTTGATTGCCATACCCTGCATAATAATTAATCTTATTCATAATTGATAACCATTTATCAAATTCTGAGTCAGAATGTCCAGGGAACAAACAAATAGGAACTGAATTGTCATACTCTATTTTAGCAGCTTGAATATCTTTTAATGGAATATCCCAATTTGTAAGTTTCTTTACTATTTCTGCTCTTGCATTTGTTATATCTAAATTCATATTAATATTTTATTATAGCATGGTTAGACATTAGTGACATGTTAGAATCTACATCAAAGTATTCAGACCTAACATTTGGTTTAAAGCTTTTAACAGCTTCAATTGCAGATGGAAAGTTATCCATACCTGCACGTATCACACGCTTAATTAACCAAGTAGTTCTTTCTACTTTATTACCACGTGTTTCAATAACAACCAACTTGTAATTGCTATCTTTTACTTTACTTATCAACCTATCATATTTACTAATCTCAGGAGTACATGCTTTTTGCACAGATCCTGTGTAGTAATTACTGCTTGATAAATCTTTTGATGATGCATAGTTTGCACCGAAATTGTAATCTCTCATCTTAATATATATTGAGAGTTATGCGACAATATTGTCTACGTTTTAAATGCGCTACCATTATTACTTATTCTTAATTATTAACTTAACTTGAAAATGTCTTTTTTTTTGTATAACTTTGAAGTCATTATCAAACACTTAAATAAATCAACTCTTATAAAACAATACTTAAACTATATAATTATACATAACATACTGATAAACAGTTACTTAAGTATTTATAGTACTTAAAATAGTATTAAAACTAGTGTTATTGTATGGTAGTATATTATATAACTCTTGTATTATTACATATAAAATCAATACGCCATAGTTATTTTTTGTATCTATCTTACTACTTATTAGTGTTAAAACAACTAACCTTATAGTAAAACCCACCCACCCACCTATAAATTATACATAACTGTACCATTTATCTAACAAAAATTATATAACGCAATGATTATTGCAACATGTTTTATATTATAAGTTACTTAAGTTTTTCATATCATTATCTCTTGCTTGTATAGCATCTAAGGCAGCAGTGTATGAGATCCATACATTACTCTTTACCCACTTGCCATCAGTAAAATTACTTTTGGACACAGCAATATTAGAGTCAGCAAACGCAGCACCATCTACAATCTTGTAGTATGTACCATTGTCTGTTGTCTTCTCAATCTTGTGAAGTCCTAACTTCTTGAGCTTGTTAAACACAGTAGACATCTTAGCCTCAGCATGTTCAAGAATCTCTTTTAGTTCAGCACCAGAGTATACTTCCATAAACAAGTTGGACTGAATGTAGTAGTCTGTAGTAAACCACTCACCATCCTTCTCAGTTGGTACACCAAGTATGATAGTACTGATGTCGTTAATCTTAGTATAGCCAGCTGAATAGCTTGACTTAAACTTAGTACGAGCAGATACAGAAATCTTACCTTCTTCGTGTAACTTAGTAACTGGAGTTGCAACTACTTGATTAGTGTTACGAACTCTGTTGTTAAAGTTCTCTCTGATTTGTTTAGCTGTCATATTTGACATATTGTTCCTCGCCTCATGACATTGTAATAACATGCGGACATCTAACGAGTACGGTCCAGGTTAATTTTAAGTGAACCCTGAAGAGGAGTCGAACCTCTCCATGTTCCAAACAGGGTTAGCAGACTATATTAAATCTAATACGTCTGTTGCTTCAAGAGCTAAGAGTGCCATACCAGCTACTCTTGTATCCTTACGTAGGTTAGTTACACCTTTGTTACCAGCGTATCTCTTTGCTAGTGTAGAGTGTGCTACTGCTACGGGATCTTGGATAAGATTTACCTTTTTAGCTGCAGCCTTTGCTACTTTAGATACTCTTTTTGAAACTGTTGATTTAGGCGACTTTGCCATAATAATAACGTGCCAATAAACATACTTAGATGACAGCTACACACGTTCAGCTGTAGTTAGTAATTAAAATATACCACGGGTGTATAAAAAAATCTGCATACACAGGGCGTGGTATGTAATATGTATGAGTGCCTCACAAATGAAAATTTTTTTTTATTTTTGTAACATGGATGAAAAACAAATCGCACAAATGGCAAAAGAGACTGGAATAGATGTCGAAGTGCTAAAACAATACATAGATAAACTTATTAAAGAAGAGGGATATGATGCTCGTAGTATTAAGAAAAAAACACAAAGAGTAAGTAAAGGTGACAATACTAGTCAGGATGAGATTTATTATAATCAAAAATTAAATAACGAGCCAGTATCTAAATATGTAGGTGATGATATATTTTATCCTTTTTCAACAAATGATAAAGACGATAAGGTAGGTGTAGACTTTGGTTTTGGTTTAAAGTTAAAAGATAAGAATGGTAATTTTTTATATCCAGAGATTGCAAATAGCGATAAAGATATAGCTAGACTTACAAAAGATGGGATGGACGAAAAAGAATACATGGGACATTTTTACAATGTGGTTAAAGGTAAAATAAAAGGAGCTGAAACAAAATATAACGATCATATATTAAAAGGTGATTTTGATGCTAATAGAACATTTGATAAACTTAATGATTACGAAAAACTTTTAATGACCGATACAAATTACAATGTTGGATTAAATATTTTTCCTAAAATGATGACAGCTATAAACGCAAACGACTTACAAGGAATTGGACAACAATATAAGCATTTTGAAAAGGGCAAAGCATTAGGAAGTAGAAACGAAATGAGAAAATCTTTTTTAATTAAGAATTTAGTTATGGAAAAAGGTTACGCTGGTGATAAGCTAGAAAGTTATATGAATAATGTTGCTGATACAGGTAAAGGTGTTTTAAGTCAAATAGGAGATTACTTTGATCAAAAAGTAAAGCAACCATTGAATAAAAGTAATTTACCACAAGTAACTTTAAATATTCCATTTAAAGATAAATCTGTTACATTAGGTGGGCAGCCACCCATGGAGACTCCTACTCCTCTTGAAGAAGTTAATCAATATAAAATGGATGTTAACCAATTGTCTGAGGAGGATATGAATCCTTACGGTATTAATTAAAAATAAATAACATATGAATTTTTTTGAAAGTGCAGATGAAGGTACAGTTATTAAGCATTATGATAATGATACTTATGATGTTATATTGTCTTACGAAAGGTTAGACTCTTTAATTAACCACGAAAGACGTGTTATATATCAATTATGTAAAAGTCGGTTTGCTATTAAAGATATAAAAACTACTGTAGACGATAACAATGTATGGAGAAATACATTTAATGTAGTTCCTAACAATTTTTAGTACTTTTGCATAAATGTATTTAGTTAATATAAATAGAGCAGGGGATATTTATAAGGACGATAACGGAGTGATGTTAGTTCTTGAGTTCCAAGAAGTGCTAAAAGCAGAAGGTTTAGGCCAGACAGCCATGAAGTGGGTCGCATTAGTATGTGACTATGAAAGTCCATATAGACACTTTATTGAAGTTGAGAGAAAAAAAGCAGTTAGTAAAGACCTTTATGGTATTTACAAGTGGGAAGGTGAAACTAAACCAAAGGTATTAGCAGCTGTTGATAAATACAAAGAGTTGCAGTTTGATCCTTTAGACGAACAGTTAATAGCTTTTAATAAAAAGATAACGCAGTTTACTACCTATATGAACAATATGCATATAGATGAAGATACTGCTGAAGGTTTGCAAAAGATAATGATTGGTATCGAAAAGATATACAAGACTCGTCAGACGCTAGTAGACTCTATAGAGCGTAGGGGTGAAAGACAAAAGATTGCTGGTAATAAGCAATTATCTTTCTTAGAAAGAAGAAAAGAAATACAAGAGCAAAGTAAGGATAGTGCGTAATAGAAAAAAAGGATATACAAAAAAGAAAGAGGACATAACTGTAGACTATTTACGTTATCGATTCAACTATTTTTACAAGCGAGGGGAGTGGGAGGATGCAAAAAAAGTGAGCGACAGGGCTAACGCCCTGTTTGGTAGGAATCTAGACCAGGAGTTTCATGCGAAGATACAAGATGATCCGCGTGATCCATTTGGAATAGGTAAGGCAAAAAAAATTAAATATGGGTAAAATTAAGGTAGATCCACAAAGGTACAGACCTGTAGCTAATAATGGACATCCTGACACTAATCCTGATTCTGTTGAACATCAAGAGTATTGGGACCAAGAAATGGATAGGTGTATTAATGGTTACAAGCCAAAAGGTATGAAGAAAATATCTGGCAAGTACTACTTCTATCTTAACTACTATAAAATATTAGGTAATGATGGCGAAAAAAATTCTCGTAAGACTTTAATTAGTCCTTGGTACAGAGAAATGGATCATGAGTATTTTGATTTGTTTGAAACCTGTAAAAAAGAAGAGAAGGGAATGATTGTCATCAAAGCTAGGGATAAAGGGTTTAGTTATATGAACTCTGGACTGATTGCACACGAGTATACGTTCTTTCCTTATAATGATGTAGGTATAGCAGCTGGTCTACAAGCTACTGCTGATGCGTTCTTTGACAAAACTAAAAAAGGGTTAAATGCAATCCATGGAAACTTTAAACATTCTGTTTTAAAAGATACTGATGGTATGTTACGTTCTGGTTATAAGCAAAAGAACAAGAATGGTAAATGGGAAGTTGGAGGTTTTCAGTCTACAGTAATATGTAGAACAATGGATAATCCAGAGGTTTTTAAGGGTGAGCGTGTTTCGTTAATGGTATTTGAGGAAGCAGGAGAGTTCAAACATCTTAAAAATGCTTATATGTCTTCTAAGGCTTGCTTTATGGATGGTAATGTTCAATTTGGCGTACCAGTCGTAGGAGGTACTGGTGGTGACATTAGCAAAGCCTCGAAAGATTTTATGGATATGTATTATGAGCATGAAGCTTATAATCTTATTCCTATGTTTATACCAGCGTCAAGAGCTTACTATGGATACTTTAATGTTGAAACTGGTAAGGAAGACGAGCCTGGTGCAAGAAAAGTTTTACTTGAGGAAAGAGAAAACATAGCTCAGTCTGGAGATAGAGAAGCATTTAACCTACATATACAAAACTACCCACTAGAAGTACAAGAAGCTTTCTTAAACACTAAGACAGCAAGGTTTGACAACTCTAGACTTAACGCACAGCGTTCAAGAATATTGTCTAGCAAGGATTATAGAAGTCAAATACAAAGTGGTTATTTAGATTGGGACTTTGATGGAGAAGATGAGTTTATAGTTAAGTGGCGACCAAATCCTGATGGGCCATATAAAATTTTACACCATCCTAATCCTGATTATAAAGATTTAGATATAGGTGGTATTGACTCATACGATCAAGATAAGGCTGGATCAACTACATCTTTAGGTTCTGCTATTATATATAGAAGATTCTTAGATACAGAAACGCCTGGAGATATGGTAATAGCAGACTATACAGAAAGACCAGATAAAAAAGAAGACTTTTGGGATGGTTGTTTAAAGTTAGCTGTATACTATAATGCAAAGATGTTAGTTGAATACACTAAGATTGGTATATTAGATTACTTTAAAAGAATGAATGCATTAAAGTATCTAAAAGAAAAACCACAATCAGCACACTCACCTAATACTAAAACTAGAAATAGATATGGTGTGCATATGAATAAACAAGTTAAGTCTTTAATGGAAGATTTAATGGATGACTATATAAGAGAAAGTGTAGATGATATATGGTTTTTAGATTTGATAGAAGAACTTACATCATATGGTACAAAAAATACTGACCGTGCTATGGCGTTTGGATGTTGTTTAATTCATAATATTGACAACTACAAAAGACAGGCAAAAGCAAAAGAAGAAATAATAGAAGATATTGGTTTTAGCAAATATACAAGAGGCGCTAATGGAATGCCAATAAAAGTTGATATTAATAAAAGAACAGAAGAAACATATAAATTTTAATTATGGACACAAGCTCATACCAATTCCCACCTCAACTCCTACCTGACTCAGAAAAAGATCAGGATTGGTGCGAACAAATGATAGACGCAGTAGCTGGACACATCTACGAAGACAATAGTGTATTTGAAAATAGTGTGTATGAAGACATACAAAATTACTCTATATACAACGGAGATTTTGAACTTACTGACTATCAATATCTTACAGAGCAATATGGTTTTTCACAGCCAGCTAGATTGGTAAACTACCCAATTATACAACCTAAAATAGATTTATTGTTAGGTGAAGAGCTTCGTAGACCTATGGATATGAAGGTGGTAAGTACTAATAAAGATGCTACTATTCGTAAAGAAGATATGAAGATAAAGTTACAGCTTAAGAAGTTTACAGAAACTATGAAGCAAGAACTTGTTCAGAAAATAGGTATGGAAGCTAAAACTATGTTAGACGAATTACCTATACCAGATGATATTCAAAAGTATATGGAGTATACTTACAAAGAAGCAGTAGAAGAAGTTGCACAAGATGGATTAGAATATCTAAATCAAAAGTATGGATTTAGAGAAATATTTAAAGCAGGTTTTAGAGATTTGTTAGTTACTGGTAGTGAGTTCTATAAAATATACAACAAAGGTGGAGATCCATTTATTAGAAGAGTAGATCCAAGAAGTATAGCATATGATACAAATACTGATAGTGACTTTATAGATGATTGTCAATGGATAGGTGAAGAAAGATTTTTAACTGCAAACGAAGTACTTGATGAGTTTAGAGATCAGCTTACAGAAGAAGATGTAACATTCTTAAGTGAGATGGGACAAATATCTAGTCATAGTGACTATGCATCTTACAACACATCTATTGATTGGATTTCTTGGCAAAAAGGACAGCAAGCTAGAATTAAAGTAGTACACTGTGAATGGAAATCTGTAAGAGCTTTGAAGTTTAAAATATCTCCAAACAGATATGATTCAGAAAAACCATTTTATAAATTAGTTCCAGACAATTATAAGGAAAAGAAAAAAGATACTATACGTACAAGATATATAGATGATATATGGATTGGTACTAAAATTGGAGGTAAGATATTAGTTGATTGTCGTAGAAGACCTAATCAAGTACGTTCTGTAGATGATCCAGGAAGTGCACATTTATCGTATGTAGGTTTAATTAAAAACAATACTACAGGTAAGAAGTCTTCTATGGTAGGACTACTTAAAAATATACAGATGCTATATAATATTGTTATGTATCATATAGAATTAGCATTAGCTCGTTCTGGTGGTAAGGCAGTAATATACGATGTATCGCAACTACCTACTAACTTAGGTATGGATATGCAGACTGTACTTTATCATTTAAAAACAGATGGTATTATACCAATTAACTCAAAAGATGAGGGTGGTCAGGTAGCTAACTTTAATCAGTTTAGTCAGGTAGATTTTACTCTTAGTCAATCTGTACAGCAAATGATTAATCTTAAAATGATGCTTGAAGATACTGCTGGACAAATATCTGGTGTTACAAAACAAAGAGAAGGTGCAGTTGGTCAATATGAATATGTAGGTAATGTACAGCGTAGTGTTGTGCAGTCAGCTACTATTACTGAAAGTTGGTTTCATGCACACAAAGAAGTTAAGAAAAAAGTTTATAGTAGAGCTGTAGAGCTTATGAAAATGTGTTGGAGTGAAGGTAAAAAATCTTCTTTAATACTTGGTGATGGTGCTAGTAAAATATTAAGTGTAATGCCTGAAATAGCACTTAATGACTATGCTATATTTGTAGGTGACTCTGGTAAAGATGATGCTATAAGACAATCTGTAACGCAATTATCACAGTCTGCATTACAATCAGGACAAGTTAGTTTGTTAGATGTTATTAGAGTTCTTAAGGCTGATACTGCTACAGAAGCAGAACGTGTACTTGAAATGGGTATGGAGGCTGTTAAAAAAGAACAGGCACAAGCTCAACAACAACAGCAACAAATGATGCAAGTTCAACAACAAGCTGAAGCAGCTAAATTTGAAAAAGAAGCACAGCTTAAGAAAATGGATAACGATACTAAAATTCAAGTTGCTAATATTCAATCACAATCAGACATTAAAGTTGCTGAAATAGCTGATATGTCTAAGCGTGATATAGCAGACATGAAAGAAAAGGTAACTTTAGGAAAAGAAGGTAACACAGTAGAGAACTCTGAGAGTGATGCTGCTAATTCTTTTGAAAAAGTAAAAGATAAGGTTACTGAATAATTTATTATATTTGCAAATAGTTAGGGACTTAAATATTAACATATGTCAGAAAAAGAAACAAGCTTAGTAAATTCTGTTGATGAACAGACTACTCAGCAAGAAGAAAGTAAAACATTTGATGTCAATGCTTTTTTAGGAAAAGAAGAAGGTGAACAAGTAGACACCAATACAGATGATCAACCATATACAGAAGCTAAAAAAGACGAAGAGTCTGATGATGACTTTGATGGTTTTTCTTGGAATGAAATTGAAACAGAATCAGAAGAACAAGAAGAAACAAAAGAAGAAGTTGAGCCAGAAGAAGATTGGGATGATGTTGTATTTAATAGAAAAAAAGAAGATACAACTAAAACCGATGTTGATGAAAAAACTGACGATACTGAAAAATCTAGAGAAATAGATTGGGCTAATGTAACTAAAGCTTTAGGTTTAAATATAGACACTAACTATAAAGAAGAGTTAGAAGCAATAGTTAGAAAAATGGATGCACAAGGAATTGATCCTATTGAAAGTGCAAATCAAAATGAAATCATTGGTAAAATGGAATCATTTTTAAAATTGACAGATAGAGATTTACTATCTGAAGAAATGAGAAATGACGGCATGGAGGACGATGATATAGTATCTATATTAGATTCTATGGAAGATGCAGGAACTATTAAAAGAGATGCATTTAGAATTAGAAAACAAATTGGTCAGTACTTAGAACAAGCAAAGCTTGAAGATAAACAGACCGCTGAAAAAACTGCTAGTGAAAAGAAAGAAGCAATAGCAAATAATAAAAAACAATTACAAGATCAATTAAAAGAAATGAAAAGCTTCATGGGAGGCAGAGTAGGAAAAGAGGATATGCAAGAGGCGTATAAGTATATCGTATCTGGTGATATGCAAAAGGACATTTGGAACAACCATGGCAATGCCGCGGAGGTTGCAATGTTTATGCTATACAAAGATAAGTTTGCTCAAATCTTGCGTAGCCAAGGTAGAGAAGAGGGTAAAGCTGGAATCTTAAATATGATTTCATCTCCTTCTCGTGGTGGGAAAAACAAATCTAATTATAGACCAAAGTCTAAAGGATTTGACCCCAACGCTTTTATGAAGGATTAATTTAACAAGGGCAATGCCAAATGTAAGATTATGACTAAGTAAATAATTTAATTTAGTTTTTAATTTTTAATATTTAGAAAAAATGGCAAAATTGACATTTTCAAATGAACGGTTCGGTAATGGTACTACTCCAGAAAACGCATTAAACAACGCGTTACTGCAGTATCCTGAGATTGCTAGTACCTTAATTCAACAGTTTCCTAGATACACACTAACATTATTATTAGAAAAAGTTGGTTTGTTCGCTTCCGAAAAAGTTTTAGGCGATAACTCTTTTGAGTGGAAGGTTATGGGACGTTATAACAAAAAACAATTTATCGCATCAACTGCAGATTCTTCACATGCGGCAGGTCAGAAAGTAGCATTTACTTTCGCTGATACTTCTGGTGGAGCTGCAGTTAATTATTACAACTTATATGACTTACTTCGTTTCCAAGATGGATCGACTGGTTTGATTGTTGGTATTTCTGGATCTACTTATCAAGTAGAGTGCATTGATGCTGGTGCAAACGCAGCTAACGAAGTTGTAGGTCGTATTGGTTCTGCATTCCCTTACGGATCTAGTGGAGCAGATGTTGGTGAGAACTGGGCATACCCAGAAACTCATAAGAACTTCTTGACTATTATGCGTAAGAAATGTACAGTAACTGGTAAAGACGCTACTGATGTAACTTGGATTGAGAATAATGGTTCTCGTTTATGGTACTTCACACGTGAGCAGCAGTTAATGGATCAGTTTATGTATGAGCAAGAATTACAGAGATGGTACGGAAAGCGTTCTGTTGCATCACCTACTTCTAACTATACTTCTACTAACGCAGACATTTTCTCTGAAGATGTATCTGATCAGTCTTTAGCTGATGGTTCTGAAGGTAGAGTAATTATAGGAGATGGTCTTTTAGCACAAATCGACTCTTCAAACCAAGCTACTTATACTGCTGGTGCACTTACTGAAGACATCATTACTGAGTTCTTAGCTAAGTTATCACTTAACGCTACTAACTCTGAAGGTAATGAGTACTTAGTGTACACAGGTACTGAAGGTCGTTTAGCATTCCATAAAGCTATGAAAGATTTACTTATTGCTCCTACTGGTAGCTTTACAGGTGGATCATTTGCAGGTGTAAATGGAGATGTTGAATTAGGTGCTAACTTTACATCTTACATGGCTTTAGGTAACAAAATTACTGTTGCTTACTGTCCAGTATTTGATGATAATCACATGCACGGATCTACATCTGGAACTAACGCATTTGGTGACTCAAGATTAAAAGAGTCTGCTAAAATGGTTTTCTTAGATATGGGAAGCACAAGTGGTGTAAACAACATTGAGTTGATCACTAAAGGTGCTGAAGGTATGAATAGAAGCTTCGTTAAGAAATACGTAACAGGTATGGTAAATCCTTATGACGCTAATTCTATGATGGCTGCTAACGCTGATGACAAGTTCGAGTGTCACGTATTAGCTGAGTCTGGAATCGTTGTAAGAAATCCATTATCTTGCGGAATCTTATCTGTAGCATAATTAACTTAATCGGCTTACACAGGGAGGTTTAGACGCCTCCCTCTCTAAGCTTTAACTTAATAAAAGTCCTCTGAGTAAAGTAGGAGGCAATACAAAAATGTCTAAAGAAAAGTACTTAATTTTTGCAAATAGCACTACGGATACTATGATGTTTCCTGTTAGCAATATAGCAATGTTAGAAAATACAGATGCAGATACTATGCAAATACACTTTCAACCAGGAACAGATAATACCGCTGGTAGCGTTATATTTGAAATTACTGCTGATAAAGGTGTAGAGTTTATGAAGTTGCTTACAGAAGCAATTAGAAGTTCACGTAGTCCTTATATTGTAGTAGCTGATGATATAAATTCTGAATATTTTTCAGGATCATTTGGAGGCACTACTGTTGCTGCTACTGCTTGTACAACAATTGCATTATTGTAATTTAACTGAATATTTAATTTTATAATTGTAAAAAAATGGCAAATTATATTAATCCCGATAGAAATATCGTAGTACCAGGACTAGATCCTGTTGTTAACTTTGAAAGCATGAGACTTCGTTATGAAAGTATCACTGCTGCTAAAGAGCTAACTGTAAAAGACTCAGGTAAATTATTTGGGTTGAATTTAGCTGCAGGATTCACTGTAACTTTACCCGCTATAGCTGATGCTGAAGCTGGTTGGTTTTGTGAGTTTTTTGTAGGACTTGTAACTACTAGTAATAATTACATCATTACAGAGAAAACATCTGCTGATACTAATGTTATCGTATCACATATGTCAATTCTAGAAATTGATAGTGGTGATGATGGTCTGCATAATGCAGCACACACTATTATTACTTTTGAAGGTACACCTGCATTAGGCGATAAAGTTAGAATTTTTTGTGATGGATCAAAGTATTACGCTACAGGTGTAGGCGTATCTGATGATTTTGTTGCATTAACATAATAATGTTTTAATTAGAGAGGGGTGAAATTTTGAGTAACCCCTCACTAATTTTTATAAATATGGCAGTATACAAATTAATAAATGGAAAGCTTGTGGATGTTAGAGAGATACCACAAGAAGATAAAAAGACACCGCACTTTAATGCGGGAATAAACCTTACTCCAGGGTTAAATTGGGGAAAACGTGGTTACCAAAAAAAATACATTTCTACTGACGAAAGTGGAAAGAAAAAAGTATTTTCGGAGAAGCGTAATACAGGAGAGTAATTAATTTTTAAAACCAAAAAAATGGCACATTTAGTTTACATTAAAGCAAAGAATTTAAAGAAGTTTAACTATGCATCTTTTGCTGCATATAAAAACAGACAAGGTAAAACAGTAAAGCTTATTGATCCAGATGGACAACCATTAGATAAATGGGAGCTTACACAATCAATGAGAGCGTTTGATTTAGATAATGAACACGACAACACAGTGTATCAATTTTTAAAAGATCATCCATTAATTAAAAGAGGTGGATTTACTTTTGTTGATACTAGAAAGAACGAAGAAGAAAATGCAGCAGCAGCTATTGCATCAGCAGAAGCAGTTACGCTTGCTACAAGTATGACACCATCAGAGTATGATGATATGGCAAGACTTATTGGTATATCTATACACTTTGATGATATTGTTACTAAAGCAAAAGTATTGCAATATGCAAACAAGAGTCCTGAAAAATTCGTACAAACCTATAATAATAAAGATAAAGACTTTTATGTTTTCTTAAAAAAAGCAGAAGAAAAGAAACTTATATCTTATATTAATGGAGTTTGGAAGTATGGTTCTAACAGTATAGGACTAACTGATGAAGCTGCAATTGAGTGGTTAAAAGACAACAAAGATGTATATGCTCTTATGAAAAATGAACTAAGAGGTAGCTCAACAAATGAAATGGTAGATATAGCTAAAAAAAGTAAAAAATCTAAAGTAACTAAATAATGACATTTGCTGAAGCTCACGAACATATGGACTTGCTTTTAGATAAAGCAGACCAACCCTATTTTGTATCTGAAGAAAAAGATAAATTTTTAAACATAGCTCTTTTTGACTGGTTTGAAAAATCAATGGATCAGTATGATACTAATCCTGAAATATCTGCAGTAATAGGAAAGCTAGTGAGAGAAGCAACTACAAAGTTTGAGTATACAAATTTAATGTATTTTCATAATGCTAACTATGGAGCACAAACCGTTCCTTATAGAGAGCCTGCGAATCTTGCTGGATCAACAACTTATGGTGTACCAGTTAATACATTAAGAAGTTTATCTCGTTATCCTATAGCACGATTAATACATTTACAAGTTAGATATGCAGATTTAGATGGAAACTATGGAAATTTTGTAGAAGCATCTAAAGCTAAATCGAATGAAGTGGGAACATTATCTTCTGATATTAATAGCGATCCATTTAATAAAGCTGACGACAATAATGTAAAATATTATTTACAAGGTCCTTTTTTTAAAGTATTACCTGTTGAATTTGCAGATGGAAAAACATTATTAGGATGGAGGTCTAGTGATGCTAATTATTCTACTATTTATGGAGATGGAAATGTTGGAGAATGTAAATTTAGAGCTATAACGTTTCCTTTAGCTTGTAATGTTACTAATGGC